GATGTATGCGCTGACAAGTTCCATAGTTTCTGAGTAGTCAGGCTCACTAGGTAAGCCATCGCCGTCCAGTGAGCCAAGTTCTTCAGGGATGTACTCCAAGTGGCAGACCAGATCGACACCTTCGAGTTCGCAGGCGTATTCGGTCAGCCCTTGAGGGCAGGCGGGTGTGGATAAATAATCCATAGTCAACAACTCCAGTTTGTCTTTTGCCATCAAATAATTTAAATCAGCACCAGTAACTTCAGCCAACTTTATGAAATTCTCAGGTCTTGGCTGGGTTCTTGTTTTTATGTTTGAAAATGTTTCCCAATGAGCAATTGCCGATTCGTTCACACCAATCATTTCACTCAGCTTTTTGCGGGTAAGTTTTAGATTTGTTCTGGTTTCAAAAATACGAAAAGCAATTAAGTCTTCAGCACTGTTAATGGGCATTCGTCTTTTTTGTTCAGCCAAAACTTGAACTCGATGTTTTTCTTGCCTTTTTGCATACCAGCCAATAACTTTAGCTTCATCGTAATACTTTGCATTGCCAGTTATTAGCTTTGGCTTTGGGAAGTTTTTCCTATCCCAAGTTGAGTGATGTTGTAAGGTTGTGCGGCCAACTCCAATGGTTTCTGCAATTTCATCCAGAGTGCAAAGCGGTGATTTGTCTTCAGTCTTCATGCAGTTCTCCTACATTGTTTGTTGCAGGCTGGGTTGTGCTTAGACTGACAAACGCCAAGAATTTCGCATCGTGTCAATTTAGGTTTGATGGGTATTAAGACTGATTTCATGCTGACCACCATGCAACCAAAAGGGCGGCCAAGCTGATGCCAATGGCAAGGGCTGTGAGAAGGTCAAGCCCTGCTTCTGCGCGGGCGGTAAGCCTTGCGTTCTTGACTTCGGGGTAGTGGTAATGTCTGTGGTGTTTCATGTTGTCACCTTAAACAATTGAATATTGTTCTTTGTTGACATCTTTGATGCGAACAACAATTTTTTCGTTAATCATAAATTGCAAAACACCGCGAACATCCATCCAATTCTTAACAGAAATTTTTGCATCTGTTACGGCTTGCATAATGTCACTCCAAGTGCATGTTCCATTGCAGAGTGCAGTTTGGATGGCGTTGTAGATTTTTTCGTTTCTAGTCATTTGGTTTCCTTTGGCCTTTCGGCGTGATGCCAACAAACTATTTCGTTGGCATGTGTGTGACTTTAGCATGGTTTGTGTTAATATTCCCATCACTTTGCAAATATTTTTACAGAAAGGTGGTTTTTATGATGAATTTGGAAGAAATTAGATTGAGGCTAATTGATGCCAATCTTAAAAAAGTGGCTGAAAAGGCCGGCATCCATGAGGCGCGGGTGTATCGGCTAATGTCTGGTGAGACTGAGCCAATGTATGAGACTGTTAAGGCGCTGAGTGATTACTTAGAGGGAAAAGACAGGGTGGACGCATGAGATTTGGCTCTGTTTGCTCTGGAATTGAAGCAGCCTCTGTCGCCTGGCATCCTCTTGGTTGGGAAGCAGCTTGGTTGTCTGAGATTGAGCCATTCCCTTGTGCTGTTTTAAAACATCACTACCCTGACGTTCCCAATCATGGGGACATGACACTCTTGCCAGAGAAGATTCTGTCTGGCGAAGTTGAAGCCCCAGACTTGTTTTGTGGTGGCACACCATGCCAAGCCTTTTCTGTGGCTGGTCTTCGTAACTCCTTGAAAGATTCAAGGGGAAATCTTTCACTCACATTTGTAGGTATCGCCAATGCAATTGACCATGTTCGATCTGTTCGACGAGATGCTCCAGCAATCATCTTCTGGGAAAACGTGCCAGGAGTCCTTAACACCAAAGACAATGCCTTCGGCTGCTTTCTTGGAGCGCTTGCCGGGGAAACTGAGCAAATCGTCCCACCAGGGGACAAGTGGACAAACTCTGGTTGTGTGTTTGGCCCCCAAAGAACAGTTGCGTGGCGCGTCCTCGACGCCCAATATTTCGGAGTGGCCCAACGACGCAGACGTGTGTTCGTTGTCGCAAGTGCTAGAGACGACTTCGATCCCGCAGCGGTTCTTTTTGAGTTCGAGGGCGTGCGCAGGGATATTGCGCCGAGCAGACAAGCGCGGAAAGTCACTCCCACCATCTCTTCAAGCGGCACTGGAGTCAGTCGCGTTGGATTTAACTGCGAAGACGAATGGTTTATAGAAACGCCTGTTATTGCTGATTGTGGTGTGCAGTTGTCTGGCCCATTATCGGCAAGGGACTACAAAGACGCAGGGACTGATGGCATGAATAAAATATCAGCCAAGATGGTTCCTGTGGTGCAAGAGCTTGTTGGGGCTTTGGATACCGAGTGTGGTGGCAATAAGTTGACCCATCAATCCGTTTCCAATGGACACATTGTGGCCGCCAGAATGGTTGCGTTTGGCGAGTATTCGGTTGATGGCACAGCAAGCGCTATGAAAGCTAGAGATTGGAAAGATGCGACTGATTTGGTGGCTCAACCTGCTTACGCAATCCAAGGCAGCATGATCGGGCGCAATGACAACGCAGGCCCACAGGGTGATGGCATCAATGAAGAACTTTGCTTTACTCAAAACACAATTGATCGTCATGCGGTTGCAACGCCAATAGCCTTTCCATCCACCATGTCTGGCACTCAACACGCAAGCGCTGAGAATATCGCGCCATCTATGGGGGCTAAAAATCCTATGGCCGTGGCATTCAATATCTCCCCAGGCAAAGGCGAGTTAAAAGACGACATTCATGTCACTGATGCCCATGTCTCAAAGACCATTGATGCTTCTGCCAGTAACCCTGCCATGCATCAAGGCGGCTCTGCAATTGTTCAAGCCATGGCCGTGCGTAGACTCACACCAGTTGAATGTGAACGTCTCCAAGGCTTCCCCGATAATTACAGCAATATCCCATGGCGCAAAGCAGCTGAATCACCTGATGGGCCAAGGTATAAAGCGCTAGGTAATTCATGGGCCGTGCCAGTTGTGCGGTGGATCGGTAAACGAATTCAAGAGAGAATAACAACATGAGCAATTTAACTTCCATTTTCCCCAACGGTTTCGCTGCTGCAACAGAAAGCCAAGACTTGATCAACCCAGAAGAGGGGTTTAGAAGGCATTGTGAGGCTGCGGGGCTTGTGATCAAAGACCAGATTGTGGCAGATGGTGAGATTCACAGGGTGGCTCACATCTCATCCAAAAAGGGTGCGCTAGACGGTTGGTACATCTTGCACACCAGTGGCAAGGTTCCTGTGGGCATTGCAGGGTGTTGGAAAGAGCCAGTGTTTGAGGCCAAGTGGGTGGCAGATACTGGTCGTGCAATGTCGTTCACTGAGCGCTTTGAGCATGATAAGTGGATAGCTGATGTCAAGGCAAAGAAGGAAGCTGACAGGCTGGCCTCGCAGGCAGTGGCTGCAGAGAGGGCAGAGGATGAGGTTGGGACGTATGCAGATGCGTCTGATGACCATCCATACCTTGTCAGGAAGCACATTCAAGCCCATGGGATCAAGATTGATCGTGCCGGTAGGCTTGTTGTGCCTGTGATCAACCAAGGTGGGGAAATCCTGAGTTATCAAACCATTGATGCAGATGGCAACAAGCGGTTCTTGAAGGGTGGCAAGATTGAGGGTGGGTTTTATGAACTCAGGGGTAACAGAAAAATAGTGTTCATTGGTGAGGGTTTTGCAACCTGCGCATCCATCCATGAGGCAACGGACTACACAGTCTTGGTGGCGTTTGATTGTGGGAACTTAGCCAAGGTAGCCAAGAGCGCGAAGGAGATGTTCCCAGGCTCGAAGATCATCATTGGCGCAGACAATGACCAGTTCACTGAGGGCAACCCTGGTGTGGCCAAGGGCCGTGCAGCGGCGGCACTGGTGTTTGGGGAGATTGTGTACCCATCATTTGGGGAGTCTGACATGGTGGACAATAAACCAACAGACTTCAATGACCTGCACTGCCTGCAAGGACTAGATGCGGTCAAAGAGCAGATTGAGCGCGTGGCTGGGCCAATGCGCGACAAGTTGGCGTTTGAGTTCACTCGGGCAGATAACTTACAACTTAGCCAGATCAACTGGATTGTGGATGACTACATCGAAAGCGACTCCCTAGCGCAAGTGTTCGGTGACCCAGGCGGTGGTAAGAGTTTTGTCTCCATCGACATAGCCTGCTGTGTGGCAACAGGACGTCCATGGCATGGCCATGAGGTCAAGCAAGGATCAGTGTTCTACATTGCCGGCGAAGGGCATAATGGCTTGGCTCGGCGGTTCAAGGCGTGGCAACTAGGAAACGGCCAGACCCTTGATGGGGCGCCACTGTACAAGAGCCATAGAGCAGCGCAGCTGTATGACGCGACTGAGGCTGCGGTGGTGGCAGAGGCCATCAAAGAGTTGTCGCAGCAGGCTGGTACTGTGCCAAGCCTGATCATCATTGACACCTTGGCCAGAAACCATGGCGGGGACGAAAACAGCACACAGGACATGAATGCGTTCATTCAGCACCTTGATACCTACTTGCGCCAGCCATGGAAGTGTTGCGTTCTGGTGGTTCACCACTCAGGCGTGGCTGATAAGGATCGGTCTAGGGGTAGCACAGCCTTGAAGGGCGCACTGGATGCTGAGTACCGCTGCCAGCTGGATGCAGGCACAAAAACCATAGCGTTTGAATCCAAAAAAATGAAGGATGCAGAGATGCCTGCACCCAAGAATTTTCAGATTACACAAGTTGATTTGCCCATCCAAGACAAGCATGGGTTGCCAGTGAAGGGTGCATATTTGACGGCGGTGGACATCTCCGGCCTGATGGGGAATATCCAAAAGAGAGTTGTGTTGTCAGGCAACCAGCGGATTGCTCTGAACTGTTTGGTGGCCATTGAAGCCAAGAGAGCCAGTGATGGGATTGAAGGTTTTGCTGCCATGGTGGACTATGATGAGTGGCGAGATAGCGCCAAAGGGCATGGTCTGAATGCCAGAAGGTTCAAGGAATGTATTGAGGCTTTGGCCAAAAAGAACATGGTTTTGGAGAACTCAGAGATGTACCGAAGTGTACCGAAAGCGCCAGAAGAGGTGTCAGCATGAGCAATCCATATCAAATTATTGAGTCAACTTGCATCAGTTTTAGCGGCGGCCGTACTAGCGCGTACATGCTTTACAAGGTTTTGGAGGCTCACGACATGAGCCTGCCTGACGAGGCGATTGTGTGTTTCCAGAACACTGGTAAGGAAGACGAGGCCACTTTGGACTTTGTCCATGAATGCGAAACACGGTGGAACGTCAAGATTCACTGGATTGAGTACCGCAATAACGACCAGGGCTACGCCGTGGTGGACTATGAAACAGCCAGTCGGGAAGGTGAACCGTTTGAGGAATTGATCCGAAAAAACAATTATTTGCCGTCAGCCGTCAAAAGAATTTGCACAGCCCAGCTCAAGATTAGACCCCAAGCCAAGTACATGCGCGACCTTGGCATCTTTGGCGACATCGGATATTCAACCATTGAAAACATGTGTTGGGTCGGCATTCGGGCTGACGAACAGCGCCGGGCTGCAAAGATTGCCGACAAATCGCGTGTCCCATTATGGGCTGCTGGCGTAACCAAAGAAACAGTTGGCGAGTTTTGGCGTAACCAACCATTTGACCTGGGCTTGCCAAATAACAATGGCGTGACCATGCACGGCAACTGCGATTTGTGTTTTTTAAAGCCAATGGCGCAGATTGCGTCTTTGGTTGCCGAAAAGCCAAACAGAGCAATTTGGTGGGCCAAGATGGAAGCGTTTGCAGCCACCACGGCAAAGAAACCATCGGATGCCGTGTTCAGTAGAGATCGGCCAAGCTATGCTGCAATGCTTAAATTTTCAGCAGATCAGAAAGATATGTTTGATCCAAATGAGCAAGCCATTGCGTGTTTTTGTGGGGATTGATGGTGTACCGAAATGTACCGATTTGTACCGATTTCGGTACAACCAGTACATGGGTGCAATGTACCGAAGCGTGTACCGAAATGTACCGAAACGTACCGATATGTACCGATGACCGACCTCTCTGATGTACCGAAACGTACCGAAAGGGTATATAAACCCTTCGGGTTTCGGTACAAAAGTCGGTTCGGTACACGGTGTCGGGTTTTTGGGTGTTTTTTAGGAGAATTGAAATGAGATTGAAAAAGGTAAAAATGTGGTGTGGAAATCCACCAGATGAGCAGATGTGGGCCAAGGTTTGTGATCTTGGAAGGTTTGATGGAATTGGTTGGATTTTGTATTCCAAAGTGCCTGATGCGGATAGTCCATGGCAAAGTTTTAAGTTGGTGGCTGATGGCGTTGTGCCAGGCAAGGCAAACTACAGGATGGGATGGAATGGTGAAAGGTTTGCTGCTCATGATGGCATTGAGTCGCTTCAAGAGTTTAGGCCAGCACTGGCCAAGGCGGTTTTGAAAGTGCTTGACAAGGCCGTTGCATGATCGAAGTTGAGATGGACATGAAGATCGTGTCCGTGGCCAACATGCGGTTGCATTGGGCGGCGAAAGCTAGGCTGGTTAAAAGTCAGCGGCAAAAGACTAGGAATGCATTGGCGGCTGTTGCGCAGTCCTTTGGTGTGGAAGTGTTGCCAGTCACCGTGGTGTTGACTAGGGTAGCTCCAAGGCGCTTGGATGGGGATAACCTACAGTCTGGGTTTAAAGCGGTCAGAGACGGCGTGGCTGATTGGCTTGGCGTTGATGATGGCAGTAGCTTGGTGGACTGGCAGTATTGTCAAAGGTCTGGTGGCCCAAAGGTTTACAAGGTTGAGATTGAGGTGATAGGATGACGGTGTGCGCAGTTGCCATTGCTGCACGTTTGGGGGAAAGCGCCGTTTGGTGTGAGTACCTCGCTTTTTTAGGAGTTTACAAGTGACTGATAACTTGGCGCAAGAAATTGCAGTAAAAGGAACCGCAGGCCGTCCGGCCCTGTTTCCAGCAGAACACACTGTTTGGCAAAATATCCTTCATGGCATCTCAGAAGGTAAAAGTTTAAGCAGCACACTTCGCGCTGAAGGAATGCCCAGTTACTCGCTGGCGCGTCAAATGATCAAGAACAACCCAGAGTTTAGGGCGGCTTACGAAAAGGCCGTAGAAGACCGCGCAGACCGTTTGGCAGAGGAAATCATTGAGTTGTCAGACAAAGAGTTGCCTGATGGCTTAGAAGGCTCTATGGCCAGTGCTTGGGTTCAACAAAAGCGTCTGCAAGTTGAAGCACGCAAGTGGGTGGCTGCAAAACTTAAACCTAAAACTTATGGTGATCGCATTGATGTTGCCGTGACCGATCACAGGATCAGTGTCATGGACGCACTGGCTCAAGCCAAACAGCGCGTATTGATGAATGACAACAGCGTCATGGATGTTGAAGCGAAAGAAGCGTGATTGTCGCCGAATGGCCGAAATTTGTACAATTACGCGCACGCGCGCCTGTGTTGCGTAAATGCAACGAAAAGAAGGCTCGAAAAGCAGAAAATACGTTTCTACTTTATACAACGACCATTATGTTAAGTTGACCCTAAGTTATCCACAGATTTAAGATGCCTAAAGCATTACAAATAAAGTTATCAACAAGCAACTGTGGACAAGTGTGCATAACTGCCTGTGGACAAGCGCCCATGGCCTGCCACCGATGGCCGAGGGGAGGGGGTAGGGCCGGCGCGAAAGGGCCGCAGGAACGGTGACCCCGCGAACATTTTTTAATTTTATTTTTTAATATGCAAACCACCATCTACAAACCCGAAGACGAACAAGAGTTAATGGCCACCCTGTGGACGCCTGCGATTGCCGACGATCCCGAAGCCTTCGTGTTGTTTGCCTTCCCTTGGGGCCAAGAGAACACACCCTTGCAGCACTTCAAAGGCCCCCGCAAATGGCAGCGCGAAGTGCTGCGCGAGATTGCAGCCCACATTAAACGCCAGCAAGGCCGCATAGACTTTGAAACCTTGCGCAATGCCGTCTCCTCTGGCCGTGGTATTGGCAAGTCAGCCTTAGTATCCTGGCTCACCATCTGGATGCTATCAACCCGCATAGGATCGACTACGATCATCTCTGCCAACAGCGAAGCGCAGCTCAGAGCAGTCACATGGGCTGAGATTACGAAGTGGTTGGCCATGAGCATTAACAGCCACTGGTTTGAGGTTGCTGCCACCAAGATCACCCCTGCCAACTGGCTCACTGAACTGGTTGAAAAAGACCTAAAAAAAGGCACACGCTATTGGGCAGTAGAAGGCCGCCTTTGGAGCGCCGAGAACCCTGATGCCTACGCCGGTGTCCACAATTACGACGGTGTGATGGTGATCTTTGATGAAGCCAGTGGTATTGACGACAGCATCTGGGCAGTCACCGCTGGTTTCTTTACAGAAAACACCCCTAACCGCCTGTGGCTGGCTTTCAGCAATCCTCGCCGCAACACTGGCTACTTTTATGAGTGCTTTAACTCTAAGCGCGACTTTTGGACAAACAAGGTGGTGGATGCCAGAACGGTAGAGGGCACTGATAAGGCGGTATACCAAAACATCATTGATGAATACGGCCCAGACTCAAGCCAAGCACACGTTGAGGTGTACGGCATGTTCCCATCTGAGGGCGATGACCAGTTTATTCCGGCTGACATTGTGGATGAAGCCATGGTTAGGCCCAAATACAAAGACCAAACGGCGCCCATCATCATTGGAGTTGACCCTGCACGCTTTGGCGCGGATGCGACAGTCATTGCAGTGCGCCAAGGGCGGGACATTGTGCGCATTGACCGCCACAGGGGCGACGACACCATGACGGTGGTTGGCCATATCATTGAGGCCATCGAGGAATTCAAGCCTGCTTTGGTAGTCATCGACGAAGGTGGGCTAGGTGCTGGCATTGTTGACAGATTGAAAGAGCAAAGGTACAAAATCAAAGGTGTCAACTTTGGCAATAAATCGGCAAATCCGATCATGTATGGCAATAAAAGGGCCGAAATGTGGGGAAAAATGAAAGATTGGCTGAAAAGTGCAAGCATTCCAAAAGATAGGTTCTTGAAAACTGATTTAATTTCGCCTATGATCAAGCCAGATTCAAAGGGCACGATCTTTTTGGAGTCAAAGAAGGACATGAAGGCTAGGGGCTTGGCCTCTCCTGATGCTGCGGATGCAATATGTGTAACTTTTGCTTTCCCTGTAGCTCACAGAGAGTACAATGCCAAAAATTCACGCATCTTGGTTCAAGACCGAGGCGCTGTCGCAACATCATGGATGGGTAGCTAAATGGCAACTAAAAAGGGTGTGTCACTTTCTGTTGGACGAGGCGAGAAACTGCCCGTCAGCAAGGGCGCCGGCCTGACTGAAAAGGGCCGCGCTAAGTACAACGCTGCCACTGGCTCCAATCTTAAGGCGCCAGCGCCTAACCCCAAGACAAAAGCAGATCAGGGGCGTAAAGATTCATTTTGTGCAAGAATGGGCGCAGTAGCGGCCAACGCCAAAGATGGCGAACGTGCCAAAGCAGCTCTTAAACGATGGAAGTGTTAAATCATGGCTACAAAACCTGGTCTCTATGCCAACATTCACGCCAAACAAGAGCGCATTAAAGCCGGCTCTGGCGAAAAGATGAATAAAGTTGGCAGTAAAAACGCACCAACGGCTAAAGATTTCAAAGACTCAGCCAAAACTGCCAAAAAGGGGAAATGATGCCACTTGTAAAGTCTAAATCACCCGAAGCCTTCCGCAAAAACGTTGCGGCTGAAGTAAAATCTGGCAAACCTGTCAAGCAGGCAGTGGCCATTGCTTACAGCGTCAAAAGAAGTGCCCCAACACCGATGAAAAAGAAGTAACATGGCAGATCCAACAGGCATGGTCGCCGTTGCTAACGTAGCAGCTGGCGGCAAACCACCAAAGAGTGACTCTGACATACTGACCGTTGCTCGCGCTAGGCTAGACAT